CGGGGGTGTACCTGCTGCCAGCCCGGTGCACCGAAGTGGCCCCACCGGAGGAAATCCCGGATGACAAATGGCCTCGCTGGAACGGCATGGAATGGCAGATCGCCAACAAACCGGCCCAAGCAAACCGGGATGACCCAGTGAACAAGCTGAAGGAGTTCCTGGCGAACAACCCAGACGTGGAAGCGCTGCTAAAAGCTGGCGATTAACAGAATGGAGGGTGAGTGGCTGGCCTCTGTAATAGAACCACTGCCAGCGGAGCCACACGCGCGCGTGAATCATCCTGACGGTACGCAATCACCCGATCAGGCGAGGCAACCGCAATGGCAAAATTTCTACACGGGGTGGAGGTGCTGGAAATCGACGCCGGCCCGCGCCCCATTCAAACAGTCCGCTCCGGCGTTATCGGTATCGTGGGTACCGCGCCTGAAGCAGAAGGGGCGACACCGGCCGAAGTCACAATCGGCAATACAGCGCTTAACACCGCAATCATTTACACCGCCAACGAAGCGGGCACCGCAGGCAACAACCTTCGCATCCGTTACTTGAACACCGGTAACGCCTCCGAAACACTGGCCGCTGCACTTTCCGGCAACGATATCACCGTCACTCTGGCCACAGACACCGAGGGCCTGGTGACTTCCACCGCGTCCGATGTGCTCGCGGAAGTGAACGGCATCACGGATACCCCGGTAACTGCCGAGCTGGCGGAAGGCAGCGACGGTTACGGCGTGGTTAAGGCTCGCGATTTCGTTTCACTCGCTGGCGGTGCTGCAGAGCCCTTCCCGATCAATCAGCCGACTCTGGTTGCAGGCTCTCGCACCGAAGCCGCCCGGCTGGGCACGTCCGGCACCCTGCCTGCAGCAATGGACGGCATTTTCGATCAAGTGGGTGCCGTTGTGATCGTTGTGCGCGTAGAGGAAGGCGCAGACGAGCAGGCCACAACCGCCAATGTCGTGGGCGGCGTGAACTCCAGCACCGGACAGCTCGAAGGTGTCCAGGCGCTTCTGGGCGCTGAGTCCGTTGTCGGGTTTTCCCCTCGAATCATCTGTGCCCCCGGCTTTACTCACCAGCGCGAATCAGGCCTCCGCAACGCGGTCGTTTCTGAACTGCTGGGGATCGCTGAGCGCATGCGCGCCATCATCGTGGCCGATGGCCCGAACACGACCGATGACGCAGCACAGCAGTACGCGGACGACTTCGGCAGCGCGCGGGTTTACCTGGTGGACCCGTGGCCCATGGTTATCCAGTCTGATGGCATCTACAAAGCAGAGCCCGGCTCAGCCCGAACCGCTGGCATTTTCGCCAAGATCGACAACGACCTCGGCTTCTGGTGGTCACCGTCAAACAAGCCGGTTAACGGCATTGTCGGCACTTCCCGGCCGGTGGATTTCAAGCTGGGTGACGCCAACAGCCGCGCCAACCTGCTGAACGAAGGCGGCATTGCCACCATCATCCGCCAGGACGGTTATCGCCTGTGGGGCAACCGCTCCCTGACTGACGATACCAAATGGATGTTCATTTCAGTCCGGCGCACGGCAGACATGATCAACGACAGCATCCAGCGCGCGCACCTGTGGGCGGTAGACCGCAACATCACAAAAACCTACGTGGAAGACGTGACCGATGGTGTGAACGCCTACATCGCCAGCCTAAAAGCGCAAGGCGCAATTCTGGGCGGCCGGTGCTGGCCTGACCCGGACCTGAACACACCGTCCAACATCCAGCAGGGCAAGGTTTACTTCAATTTCGAGTTTACCCCGCCCTACCCGGCTGAGCACATCACCTTCCGGTCCATGCTGGTGAACGACTACATCACAGAGGTGTTTGAATAATGGCCGCTCGCGACGTACTCAAGAACATTAACCTGTTTGTGGATGGCCGGGGCTACGCCGGCCAGCTGCAGGACTACACCCCACCGGTGCTGACGGTTCAGACGGAAGACTGGCGCGCTGGCGGGATGGATGGCGCCGAAGCGCTGGACATGGGCATGGAGCCGCTGGAAAGCAGCTTCAACCTGATCTCCTACGACAAGGACATTCTGAGCCAGTTCGGCGTGGCAGAAGGTAACGAAATCCCCTTCACCGCCCGCGGTGCTCTGGAATCCGTGGACGGCACCGTAAAGCAGGTGGTCCACAAGATGCGCGGCAAAATCACCGCCATCGATTCCGGCACCTGGCAGCCCGGCCAAATGTCCCCGCTGTCCGTCACCATGCGCCTGCACTACTACAGCCTGGAACATGACGGCGAAGTAGTGCACGAGATCGATGTTCGCAACATGATCCGCATCATCAACGGCACTGACCGGCTGGCGGAAATCCGCGAAGCCCTGGGCGTGTAATTCGTGGCGGCTCCGGCCGCCCATCACCTGACAACCACAAGCGAGAACAACATGGCAGAGCAAGAACTTCCGGAATACCTGGTAGAAAGTGACGACGGCCTGGCTATCGAGCTGAAGACAGCCGTGGAGATCGATGGTGCGAAAACCAAAACGGTCATCATGCGCGAGCCTACTGTTCGCGACCAGCTGGACGTTCAGGCGGTTAAGGGCAGCGAAGCCCACCGCGAAGTCACTCTGATGGCCAATCTGTGCAATATCACCCCGGGCCAGGTGGAGCAGATGACCATGCGCAACTACCGGCGCTTGCAGGAAGCGCTGGAGGTTTTTACACAGTAAGAGCCCAAGATCTCCGATCAGGCGTGTTGGCTCTCGCGTCTCACACCGGCTGGGCCATGAGCGAAATCACCGCCATGCGCACCAGCCAGCTTTTCTGGTGGCTAGACGGATTACCCAAAGATGGCAAACAAGCGCCTTAATGCAACAATCACCATCGGCGGGGGCGTCGGCCGCACCCTGACCAAAGGCCTGACCTCAACCAAAAAGCAGCTGGGCGAGGTCGGCAGCTCCATCCGCACGGTTGAAAAACGCCAGAAGACCCTCGGAAAATCCATCGACACCTTCGCCCGCATGGGTAAGAACGTGGATGGCATGCGCCGCGAGTATGCGGATCTCACCAAAGAAATGGACCGCCTGCGCAAAAAACAGGAACAGCTGCTCCGCGTGGAGAAGGCCCGTGCGCGGGTTTCTGGCGCTTACTCCAAGTTCAGCGGCGAGGTCGGCAAATCTATTGGCACGCTCAGAACCGCATCCATTGCCGCCACCGGCCTGGGCGCCGCAACCGTTGGCCTGACCAGCAAGGTGGCATCCGCTGGCGATGAAGTAGCGAAAACGGCCCGCTCCATTGAGTTCAACGCCAAGGCCTTCCAGGAATACCAATTCGCCGCCGATCGCGTGGGCGTATCTCAGGAGACCTTCAACCAGTCCCTGGGTGCGTTCGGTAAGCGCCTGGGCGAACTGAAAACCCGAGGCAGCGGCGCGCTGGCCACTCAGCTGAAGGAAATGAACCCGGCACTCTATGAGACCCTGAAAACCACAGAGTCCACGGAAGAGGCGTTCGAGATTTACATCCAGGCGATGCGCGAAAGCACCGATGCTGCCGAGCGTAACGCCATGGCATCCGCCGGGTTCAGCCGTGCAGGCCTAAAAATGGGCCTGATCGCTCAGACCTCATCCGAGGAAATCCAGCGCCTGCGCAAGCGGGCCGAAGAGCTGGGCTATGTGCTGAGCAACGAAGACCTGGCAGCGGCTGAGAAATTCACCGATGAAATGACCAACATGCAGACCGCCATGGGCGGTGTTGGTCGTCTGGTTGGCGCCGAACTGATGCCGGTGCTATCCAAGTTCTTCAACAAGTTCACCGGCTTTGTTGTGGAAAATCGGGACAGAATTTCAGGCTGGGCCGAAACCATCGCGGAGAAAACCGAAGCCGCGCTGCCATCAATCATCAAGGCCGCGAAAGGCATTGGCGAAACCATGATGGCCGTGGGCCGACTGACCGGCAAGCTGGCGGATCTGGTGGGCGGCTTCGACAACCTGGCCCTGATTGTTGTGGGCCTGAAGTTCGCGCCGCTGATAATCAGCACCGTGAAGCTGGTTGGTGCCCTGGGATCACTGGCCAGCGCCTTCCCTATGGTTGCAGCTGGCATCAAAGCAGTAGGCATTGCCCTGACCGCTAGCCCTATCGGGGTTATCGTCATGGCAATCGCCGGTGCGGCATACCTGATTTACAAGTATTGGGAGCCAATAAAGGGGTTTTTCTCTCAGCTCTGGGAAGGCGTCAAAGGCATTTTCTCCGGCGCTATAGAAGGCATCAAGAGCGTTCTGAGCTGGACGCCTCTGGGCCTGATAATAAGCAACTGGGGCGGAATCACCGATTTCATTGGCGGTCTGTGGGACAACGTAACCGCGATGACTCAAAAGGCCCTGGACTGGGTAAGCAGCAAGCTGGAATTGGTAGGCAATGCCGCCAAGAAGGTAGCCGGATTCTTTGGCTTCGGTGGCGACGATGAGGAAACCGAAGACGCGGGGAAAACAGCGAGAAAGCCGGGCGGAAGATCACAGCCAGGCGAGGTTGTCGCCAGAGGCCCGGCCGCATCACCGGCAAGCCCGGCCCGGCCACAAATGCAGGCAAGCAACCAGAGCACCACCAACAACCAGACCAGCAACCGGCGTGGCGGTGACACCTTCCAAATCAGCATTGTTCAGCAGCCCGGCGAAGACGCCGAAACCCTGGCCCAGCGCGTGGCCCGCATCATCCAGCAGCAGCGCCGCCAGGAAAACGCCGGCGCCCTTTACGACCAACCGGCAGGAGCGTAACCCATGGCAAACGTCATGCTTAAGCTGGGCGAGTTCACTTTCGGAGTGGATACCGCCGCTTACCAGCAACTGAGCCGTGTTAGTGAATACCGCTGGGCATCACAGGACCGGATCGGGCAGGGGCCCGCCCTGCAGCCTGTGGGCCCCGGCGGTGAAACCATCAATATGGACGGCACCATTTACCCTGGGCACCGTGGAGGCACGGGCCAGATCAACGACATGAGGGCCGAAGCCGGCAAAATGAAACCGCTGATCCTGGTGGATGGCCGCGGCTTCGTTCATGGCCGGTGGGTAATTGAGCGCGTGGAAGAAGGGCAGGAAGTGTTCGCGCACCGTGGCGCACCCAGAAAGCAGACGTTTCGCCTGCAGATAAGGAAATACGACGATGGCCTCTAAGTACACCACCAAACAGGGCGACACCGTGGATTACATCGCCTGGCAAGCCTACGGGTCACTGGCGGGCCATGTAGTTGAGCGCCTGCTCGATGCCAACCGTGGGCTGGCGGATCGTGGCCCCATTCTGCCTGCCGGCCTCAAAATCACTCTGCCGGATGCGCCAGAGCCTGAGCAAGAAAACGGAGTGCGCCTGTGGGATTAGCGCCATCCTTCCGGATCGAAGCCAACAGCAGCGACATAACCGCCACCATCCGTGAGCGGTTCCGCTCCCTCTCCATCACCGATAACGCCGGCATCCAGTCCGACAGCCTGACCATCACGCTGGCGGACAATGTGCCGGAGCAGCCAATCATGATCCCGAATACCGGTGCCGAGCTGGCGGTGTGGATCGGCTACGACCGGCAAGCGGTCAAGATGGGTCTGTTTGTGGTGGATGAGGTAGAGCTTTCCGGCCCGCCGAACATGATGATGATCCGAGCCAAGGCGGCACCTCAGCAGAGCACCCCGGCGAAAAAAACGCCGCTGCAGACTCAAAAGTGGAGATCGTGGGATGCCGGCACAACGCTGGGCGGCATGGTGGCGACCATTGCCGAAGAACACGGCATGGAGTCAGCCGTTCCGGCTGCGCTTGCCAGCCAGGAGCTACCTCACTATGACCAGGTGGGCGAATCCGACATAAACCTGCTGACCCGGGCGGCCAAAACCTATGACGCGATAGTGAAGCCAGCCAACGGCAAGCTGGTGGTAACGAAAAAGGCGGCTTCTGAAACCGTCTCAGGCCAATCGCTGCCGACGGTCACCGTAGCCGCCACCGAGCTTACAGACTGGTCTGTGACCATCTCCGAGCGCGACCACTTCAACACCGTCACCGCCACCTGGTACGACCAGGACGCCGCCGAAGAAAAAGCGGTTACCGTTGGCGAGGGCGAGCCGGTGAAGGCGTTGCGCCATGGCTACAAAAACGAGGCCGAAGCGAAGGCAGCGGCACAGTCAGAACTGGACGGAAGATCGCGCGGGCAATCCACCCTGTCCTTCACCCTGCCTGGGCGCACTGACCTGATCGCGGAAAGTCGCCTCAAACTGACCGGCCTGCGCCCGGGGATCAACCAGGAATGGCTGGTTACCCGCGTAACGCACACTATCGATGGCAGCGGTTATCGGGTTTCGGGGGCGGCTGAGACGCCGAAGTAATTAAGGCCACGCTGCGGGAAGCTGTGGGCATTTTGCGGCTAACGCATTTTCATAGTTACGCATTGTCGGGCACTTGTGGGCGAGGGCAATGCTTTCGGTTATAATGAAATCAAATGCTTAGGATTGCTGGTAGCACTCATAATGCTGGGGTCGGCGGTTCGACTCCGCCCCTTGCTACCAGTATTCTCAAAGGGTTGCGACTTATGTCGTGACCCTTTTTTTTGTCTCTGTGGGCATTTTGTGCCCAAACCGGAATTTCACCACGGCCACACCATCTGAATCCGGGCCGGTCTTTTCGGCGATCAATTCCACAGCTTTGACCAGTTCCGAGACTTCCGCCGCTGAGTAATGCGTGGTGACCGATCCGCGCTTGTGGCCCAGCAATTCGGCCCGCGTTTCTTCATTCACCCCCGCCGCCCTCAGTCGTCGCCCGAAAGTATGGCGCAGGTCATGCCCGCGAACGTGGCTCAATCCGGCCTTCTTCCGACCTTTGCGCCATCCGTTGTTGAAAATGGAGCCCACCGGCCTGCCCTGAAACGTGAACACCCTGTCCAGGTGATTGCCGCGCTGGCGGTTTACCACGGCTCTCGCCGTTGCGTTCAGCACCACCAGTCGATCACAGCCGTTCTTCGTCACGCTGGCGGGCAGCACAAACCCGAAACCATTGTCCGGCAGCGAGACTTCCCACTCCCAGCGCAAGGCGCAGATTTCAGACTCCCGGCACCCGGTGTGAACGGCAAACTCCGCCATATCTTTCAGGTGGCCGGGCAATTCCTGAAACAGTCTTCCCTGCTCTGCCCAGGTTATCGGTGCCGGCTCCCGGCTGTCCTGCCAGTCCACGTCCGGTATCATCGGCGCCGTGTCCAGCCAGGTCATGCCACATTCGTCCCGCCACAGCTCCGCGCACAATCTCAGAATCCTGCGAGCCACGGCCAGCGACCGATTCACCGTGGCCGCCTTTACGCCTTCCTTGCGCCTGGCGTCGATGAACTTCTGCAGGCTTCCGGCATGGACGTGATTCACCGGCAGTTTGCCGATATAGTCGTCCAGCGCCTTCAAGTCCTGCACGTCCCGCTTTATACTGCGCTTGTGCTTGTGGTCCTTGACGTACTTCAATGCCGCTTCCCGCCAGATTCGATTGGGCCTCACCCCGTAAACCGACTGCTGGCGGATTTCTTCAAGGCGCCGGATGAGGTATTGCTCCGCCTCTACCCGGCTGCCCGTTCCAGTAGACTCCCGAAGTCGTCTCCCATTAACTCTCTTTTCGATATGCCAGACCCCGCCACGGAGGCGGAGGCCATTGCCGTTTTTCGACATGATGTATCACTCCATTTTTGGGCCGGAGCATGCCCTCGCCGGGCAATATACTCATCCAGTGCGGCGTCCAGTTCAAGCCGGTCGAAGCCGATTCCCTGCTGGCCTATCGGTATCTCCCTGACAAATGGCCGGATTTCCTCGTTGAATAATTCGCGCCCCATGCCGCAGTACCGGTATGCGCTGCCGACCCGGATGATTCGCGGCTGGAATTCGAGTGGTTTCACGCTACACCTCCACCAGCTCAACAGTTGCCTGGATACACCCGCCGCTGTACATCATCAGAGAGCCTGCCGGGTAAACGGTCCGGACCCACCCCAACTCCTCAAGCAAATGCCGGTGCTTTGCGATCACGCATGGCGCCACTAGTCCGGACACATGCTGATTCAGTTCGCTGCTCAGTATCGGCCCGCCCTGCAGTGCCTCCAGAATCTCATCCATCAACCACACGAGCGTGGGCCTTGTCTCAATCCGCATCCCGACCGTCTCCCGGTAACTGGCCGGGATCAGGTGGCCGCGATAGTCGATTTTGCTGGCGGGGCTGTAGCCAGCCCGGGCTTCGGGTTTTGCGGGTTCGAATAGTTGAGCCTGGTTCATGTCTCGCTCCTGCATTCGCTCACCATCCGGTCAATCGCTTCTCTGATCGCCGGCCACTCGTCCGGGTTAATCAGTATCGAGCCGGTGTTTGTTTGCTCGGCCTTGACGTACTCACCGCCGCCCTCGTCATCGATGCTGACCCTGGTAGCCATCTCGCTCAGGATCGTGTCGTCTGTCGCCTGGTGCACCATGATTTGGGTTGTCCTGATTTGATACTTAGCTACCGCCACAGCCATCGCGACCTCCATCCAAAAAGCCCTTCGCCCTCGCCAGATGGGGATTCCCTGGGTCGTTGCATTCGGCGTACTCAACCAGGTCGGTGATGATCTGGCGGGCCTGATCGAGCTCGCCAGTCAATATGGCATTCGCCGCCCGCTCACTCTCGATAACCTCCGGACTCGATTCGGCCCGCATCTGCTTGGCGTTGCGCTCCATAATCTCGGCGCTTTTCTTGGCGGCATCCATGCCCAGTGTTGCGGCTTTGGCCTGTCGGTCGATAATCTCCTGGTGCTTATCCGCCCGGATATACTTCACCGCCTCGGCAGGATCGTGGTCATGGCTTGGCGCCGGATCTTCGCACCAGACCATGCAGGGCGCTCCGTCTACGTCCTCGCCGGGTATGAGATAAATTGTCTCTGGTGTGTCAGCCATGATCACCTCCCGCCCGCTCGGCTTGCTTACAAGCCAGCCGGTAGATCAGTTGCATGTTGTTGGACGCGGGGGAGTCGATGGCGATGTCTCTTATCTTTTCCGCAAGCTCTCGCACTCATTCCAACC